GATTTATAATATTTATATATGAACCTTTGGAAAGTGAAAAAGGAATAATATGGCAAACGAATTTATAGCAAGAAAAGGGCTTATAGCTCTAGATGATACTCAAATCACAGGTAGTTTAGGTGTATCATCAACATTATCAATCCCTGGATTTACAAATGTATCTGCTTCATTAGCAGCAGCTAGTGAGGGAAGTGGTGATGGTTTTCCTTTTACAGGAAGCGCAGGTATCTCAGGAAGTTTAGAACTTATAGGTTCAGGCTCAACATTATTTAACATTGTAGGTTCCGAAGGAACATTATTCTCAATTACAGATTCCCTTTCGGGCTCACTTTTTGCAGTTAGTGATGTTTCTGGTTTACCAATTTTAGAGGTATTCTCAGACGATACCGTAAAAATAGGCTCCTTTAATGATGAGGCAATCACAGTAAGTGGTTCGCATACTACTATTGGTGGAGTATTAGCAATTCCCGGATTTACAGATGTATCCGCCTCATTAGCAGCAGCTACTGCGGGAGACATAACAGGTGTAACAGCTGGAGATGGATTAACAGGTGGTGGTACTTCAGGAACAGTTACTTTAAACGTTGTAGGGGGCACAGGAATTACTGCAAATGCTAACGATATAGCAGTTGATGCTACTATAGCAACTGTAGTTCAGTTAAACGCTTCAAGCTCTGCACTCCAAAGTAACATAGACGCTAAATCTAGTATTACTCAATTAAATGCTTCAAGCTCCGCACTCCAAAGCAACATTGACGCTAAAGCCAGCATTACCCAGTTAAATGCATCTAGCTCTGCACTCCAAAGTAACATTGACGGAAAACAAGCCACCTTAACTTTCGGTAAATTAAGTGGAAACGCTTTAAAATCAGAGGAAGCATTAACTACTAATGATGTCCTATTGATGGGTAGTAGCAATGTTAAAGGAAGGACATACGCAGAATTAAAATCCGATCTATCATTAAATCTTGTTGAAAACACAGCACTATCAACTTATACAGGTAATGGAGGTGCTTTAGACAATCAATATATCACAAATGGTGCAGGTTATACCACAAATACAGGCACAGTAGATACTTCAGGCACCCCAGTAGATAATGATTTTGCTAAATTCACAGATGCTAATACAATTGAAGGCAGAAGCTACTCAGAGGTAAAAACCGATTTATCATTAAACAACGTAGAAAACACAGCCTTATCTACTTACACAGGCAACGGTGGTGCTTTAGACAACCAGTATATTACTAACGGCGCAGGTTATACCACAAACACAGGTACTGTAACATCTGTAGGGGGTACAGGTACCGTTAGTGGCCTTTCACTCTCAGGCACAGTAACTACTTCAGGTAACCTTACTTTAGGTGGTACAATTTCAATTTCTTCAACCAACATTACAGATGTAGACGCTTTTTCTCAATCTGGCACCTATGCTTCTTTAAGAGCTCAAGGTACCACAGCAGGAGATGTTGGTTTAGGAAACGTAACTAACGAGAGTAAAGCTACAATGTTTACCTCTCCCACATTCACGGGTACTGTAGCAATCCCTGGATTTAGTGATGTATCAGCTTCATTAGCAGCCGCTAGTGGAGGAGGAGGAGGTGACATAACCGCAGTAACCGCGGGCACTGGTTTAAGTGGAGGAGGAGCTTCAGGTGATGTAACCCTAAATGTTGAAGCCGCCCAATCTGGCATAACATCATTAGGAACATTAACTGGTCTTGAAGTCCTCCAACCAAATACTTCTGCTAGTTTATTAGTAGGTGAATACAATGTTGGATTTGACATAGCTGGGGTTGATACCTTCCAAATTACAGGTTCAGGACTTATAATTTCCGGAGCTGGAATGGATCAAAATCACCATAACATGTTAAAGATTGGTGATGTAGAATTAATAGATTTAAATACAGTGGGTTCTGTTAATGAATTTTTAATTCATAATGTTAATTCCTTTAAAATTACAAGTGGTAGTGATGGAGGAGATATAGCAAATGACGATGGTAGATTACTTGAACATAATGGTACTGATTTTAAAATATATAGAAATAATGCGGCCGTAATAACCTCTGATACAAATGGTGACATTACTCTTAATGGTAATAATATATCATTTGTACCTACAGGAGATACACTTTTTAAAGCATTGAATGCTACCCCTAACTCTAATAGCCACCTTATATATACTACTGCAAATCCAAGCTCAAGTCCCCAAACCGCAAAATCAACAGCACTTAATACTTTATTCCCTTACTTAGGTGGTGCTATAACAGCATCTGATGTTAGTGCAAGTGGTAATGTTTATGCTACAGACTATTTTGACAATGGCACAAACATTTCATCAATCTATCAAGCTACTTTAACCTTTGGTAAATCAAGTGGCAACGCTTTAAAATCAGAGGAAGCATTAACTACTAATGATATTTTACTAGCGGGAAGTACTAACATTAAAGGAAGGACATATGCAGAATTAAAATCCGATCTTTCCCTTAATAATGTAGAAAACACAGCCTTGTCTACCTACACAGGTAATGGTGGTGCTCTAGACAACCAATACATTACAAATGGTGCAGGTTATACCACAAACACGGGTACAGTAGATACAACAGGTACAGTAAATGCTAATGAATTTGCTAGATTTGATGATTCTAATACATTAGAGGCTTTAACTGTAGCTGAAACAAAAACAGCTTTATCACTTAATAATGTTGAAAACACCGCAATATCAACTTTTGCGGGCAGTTCAAATATTACAACAGTAGGCACCTTAGGTTCATTAACCACCACAGGTGATATTAGTGGTAATGGATCTACTTTAAAAGTAAGTGAAATAGATACATCTGCAGGTTCTGCAGGTTCCGCAGGAGCAAAAGGAATTAATGCTGAAACTGTTACTTTTTATAGTGACACAGTTATAGCAGGTTATGTATATTATTTGGGGGCAAGTGCATGGGCTTCTTCGGATGCCGATGCTGTATCAACTTCTAAAGGATTTATGGGAGTTGCAACTTCAACAAATTCTAACACAGGTATGGTAATACGTGGTATTGTTTACATGGGAGCCGACCCAGGGGGGTCAGTTGGAGATGTAGTTTATTTATCAACAGCCACAGGAAGGCTAACCACAGATATTAGTGGATTTACAACAGGTGATGTAGTTAGAATAATGGGGTATAAAGTAGGCACAAACTTAGTATTTTTCGATCCATCAAAGGATTGGATAGAATTAGATTCATAATGGGACAAATTTCAGGAGTATCAACAGCAGATTTAAATAATGTAGATGGATTTTTCACTACGCAAGGTGGTGGTGGTGGCACTCCTACAGCAACCCCCCAAACCGCTAGTATAGCAGCAACCCAATATACAAACCAAACACTAACTATATCAAATACCGCTTCATATACCGATGGAGGTGTAAATTTAGCTGTATTTTGTGAAATTAAATCTGGTAGTGTTTTAGTAATCCCTAATACATCCATGTCTTATGACCAAACAAATGGGAAATTAACATGGGTAGATGAGGGAACTGAAGGTACCCGTACATTCTCCCTTAAGGTACAAGACTTTGGATATGCATCAAGTTCACAAATAACAGGCACATATACTAGAGGGAATGACGCAAGAACTTATTGGAGATACCATTTACATGGAACAGGTGGCCACACGTATACTAAAGACCTAAGATTTTACGATGATGTATACAGTAATAGAGCTAGTGCAAATGAATATCCTCCAAACATGACTGCTAATAATGCACCTTCTCCATATGTAGCTGACGCTAATTATGCATTTCAGGGTATTAATAGTACTTATGCGCCCTTCAAAGCATTTGATTCCGATGCGAATACAGGTTGGTGGAACTTAGGTACTCACACTAATCAGTATAATGATTATCTTACACTTTATGTTGGAACTACCCCAATAACAGTATTAAGTGCGGGAATAAGACTTAACTCTAGTTATAATGGGGGATCTGATTTAACTATTTCTATAGAAGGAGCTAATAGTGAAGATTTTACTCAAGATTACCTTATATTAGTTAGTAGCCAATCAAAATCAACATCAACAGATCAACTTGACATAACAATTTAAATATAAAAATGGAAGAACAATGTAAACTTATCATCTTATCATACGCAGATGAACAAATGCAGCGTAATGCTGCTTTAACAGGAGAAAATAAAGTATGGGTTAATACTGTACTTACATTAATACGGGATGAATACCATAATCAAGTTAATAGTGGTGCTACTGAATTTATTCTCCCAAGTAGTATATCTAATCAATTAGACTCTACAAAGCCCTATTAAATCTTTTGGTTCTTTAAAAATTACTACATACGTATATCCAAACATACAAAATTAAAAAGTTATGGCTGTTAAAAAATCAAAAACTTCAAAACTTGCAACTGAAGAAGTTGTAGAACTTAATGAACTTCGTACTAAAACAAGTGAACTTACTTTCCAAAGAGGACAAATGGGTATTGCTGAAGACAATATTAAAAGGCAATTAAATCAACTTGCTGAGCAATTTAATGAATTATATACTAAAGAAAATGAAATTTCATCAAAATTGTTCGAAAAATATGGTAAAGGTTCTGTTAATTTAGAAGAGGGTACTTTTACGGTTGAAGAATAATTCTTTTATTAAGGTTTAATATTTTTCTAGATATTTATTATTAGCTTTCACTTTGTTCATGTTTTGACAAAGGAACCCATATTTATATACAACACAAATAATCTAGAAGATAATGGCCGAACAAATAGTATCACCGGGAGTATTTCAAAGAGAAACCGACCAGTCATTTATAACACCTGCTCCCGTAGAAGTAGGTGCTGCAATCGTTGGTCCAACAGTAAAAGGACCCATTGAACAACCAACTGTAGTCACTTCATTTGCTGACTACAAAGACAAATTTGGAACAACCTTTGTTTCTGGTTCTGATAATTTAGAATTTTTTACTTCTATTGCAGTACAAAAGTATTTTGCTAATGGAGGTAATAGCATGTTAGTTACTAGAGTAGTTTCAGGTTCTGGAACTGCATGGGACTATGCAACAAGTACGAACATAAGTTCAAATCAAGGGGCATCTTCAGGATTTGCTAGTGGCTCATTAGTATTTGTTAATAATTTCTTCCAAGACGAAGGAGATGAATTACAAGTAACTGTTGGCAGTACTGAATTTAGATTCATTGCTTCAGACCCCAATGAAATTCCTGCAGATAACTCACCTTTATTCTTTGTTTCTACTGGTTCAAATAATGCAACATCAATTGATAACTTAGTATCTAAAATTGGTACTTCAAATGCATTAGGTGCTGGAATCACAGTTAATGATGGCACAACATTCTTAGGAATATCAGCTTCTAATGCGGGTACAGTTGGTAATTTAATTACTATAGAAACTGGTTCTGGTGGTAGCATTTCAACAGATGTATTAACCTTATCAGGTGGTACTGATGGTGCAGGAAATATAACATTTACTTTAAAAACTTTAGGTGAAGGTATTGTTCTTAATAACTCAACAGGTGCTACAGATGCTGGTGCTCAATATTCAGATGGATCATTACAATCAGGATCTAAAGATAACTTAAGATATGAAATTAGTGGGGTAAACACCAATACAGGAACATTTAATGTTTCTATTAGAAGGGGTGATGATAACACTAACAACAAAATTATTTTAGAAACATTTATAGGATGTAGTTTAGACCCTAAATCAGATAACTATATAGCAAAAGTAATTGGTGATCAATACACTTCAGCAACTGAATATGAAGGCCAAACTGTTGTTAGAGTTAACGGTGATTATCCAAATAGATCTAGATTTGTAAGAGTATCATCTGTAACTCTACAAACACCTGATTATTTGCGTGTAGATGGAGAAGTCGGATCCGACTCTAATGGAGTATCTTACTCACAACGTTTACCAAATGTACAAAGTGGATCCTTCCACGGTGCTACTGGTACTAATATCCCTGCGAGTGAAGCATTATTAACTTTTGAAAATATTTCTCCTACTAATTCTCAAGGATTAGTAGCTAGTGATTACACAACAACTTTAAATATCCTTAAAAACGCAGACGAATACAGATTTGCTACTATTACTATCCCTGGAATGTATGATCAGAACTATGCAAGTGCTGTAGCTTCATGTATTGAATTATGTGAAGGAAGAGGAGACACATTCTTTATTACAGATTTAGTAGCTTACAATGCTTCTATAAGTGATGTAACAACAGAATCAGGAACTTTAAATACTAATTTTGCTGGTACTTACTGGCCTTGGGTTCAAGTTCCATCTACTGAATTAAGTAGAAACGTTTGGGTTCCTGCTTCAACAGTAATGCAGGGTGTATATGCAGCAAATGACAGAATAGCAGCTCCATGGTTTGCACCAGCAGGCTTAAATAGAGGTGGATTACCTGTAGTAAGAACTGAATTTAAACTAACCCAAGCATTAAGAGATACTTTATATGATAATAGAGTAAACCCACTTGCAACTTTCCCTAAAGTTGGACCTGTTGCTTATGGGCAAAAAACATTACAGAAAAAAGCAAGTGCTTTAGATCGTATTAATGTTAGAAGATTATTAATTTCCCTTAAAAACTTTATAGGTGACACTTCTAAAAATTTAGTATTTGAACAAAATACAACTGTAACAAGAAATAAATTCTTAAACGCAGTTAACCCATTTTTAGAATCAGTACAGCAGAGACAAGGTTTATATGCCTTTAGAGTTGTTATGGATGAAACTAATAACACCGCTGAAGCAATTGATAGAAACCAATTAGTTGGTCAGATATTTATCCAACCCACTAAAACTGCTGAATTTATAGTCTTAGACTACACTATCCAACCAACAGGTGCAACATTTAACGACTAAAAATTTAGCTTTAATATATTTATAACAAAACAACACGACAATGGCAATATTAAGTTCAGCAGATATGTTCTATACAGCTTACGAACCTAAGCTGCAAAATAGATTTATATTTTACATCGATGGTATACCCGCTTATCTCATTAAAACCGCAGATAAACCAAAGTATACCGCAGAAGAAGTGGTTCTCGACCATATCAATGTAAAAAGAAAAGTAAAGGGTAAATCCGATTGGTCTCCAATTACTTGTACATTATACGATCCTGTAACACCTTCAGGAGCACAAGCAGTGATGGAATGGGTTCGTTTACATCACGAGTCAGTAACTGGTAGAGATGGATATTCTGATTTTTATAAAAAAGATATTAGATTTAATACTTTAGGACCTGTTGGTGATGTTGTTGAAGAATGGATCTGTAAGGGTGCTTATGTTACTAATGCAGAATTTGGATCAGGTGACTGGACTTCATCTACCCCAATGGAAATAAGCTTAACAATTGCTATGGATTATGCAATCTTAAATTACTAAGATTTTTAACATAAATAAATTAAGAGGTGCGCAAGCACCTCTTTTTTTTACATATGTATATGCAAACATATAATAAGTTATAATATGGAAGAAAATAAATCAATGTTTCCAACCGAGGAAGTAACATTACCCTCAAAAGGATTAATTTATCCCCAAGATAATCCATTAGCTAAAGGTACACTCGAAATGAAGTACATGACTGCTAAAGAAGAAGACATTTTAACTAATGAAAGTTATATTAAAAATGGTACTGTAATAGATAAGTTATTACAATCTTTAATTGTCACACCAATTAATTATAATGATTTAGTAGTAGGTGATAAAAACGCAATTATGATCGCAGCTCGTGTTTTAGGTTATGGTAAAGATTACACCTTTACTTTAGGAGATGAAGAATTTACTGTAGACCTAACAGAAGTAGATGATAAAGAATTAAAAGAAGAACATTTATTAGAAAAAGGTAAAAATGAGTTTGAATTTACTCTTCCTACTATCAATAAGTCTATTACTTTTAAAATTTTAACTCATGCTGATGAGAAAAAAATTGACACTGAAGTTAAAGGTCTTAAAAAAATTAATAAAAATAATTCTACTGAATATAGTACTAGATTAAAACATATGATACTTTCTATAGAAGGTGATTATGAACGTAAAACTATTCGTCAGTTCGTAGATACTAATTTATTAGCTAGAGATGCAAGAGCTTTAAGGGAATACATCAAAGAAATCCAGCCTGATGTAAATTTAACCTTTGATCTTGAAAATGAAGCTGGAAGCGTAAAAGGAGACGTAAAGATCCCAATTGGGATCACGTTTTTTTGGCCTGACACCGAATTATAAATTTCAACTTTACGACGAAATCCATGATTTAGTATATTATGGAAATGGAGGCTTTTTGCATTCTGAAGTATATAATATGCCTATTCATATTAGAAGATTTCATATTAGAAAAATTAATGATCTTCATGAAAAACATAATGAAGAACACAAAAAAGCCTTACAAACCTCTAATCGCACAGCCCAAAATATCCCAAAAATGCCTAATATACCAAAAAACTTAAAATCTTAATATTTATATTAGACATAATTCTATTCCATGGCTACAGATAATGTAAATGATCTTAATAATTCAGCAGAAAATATTAGAGAAGCTTTTGCTGAAATTAGTAATCTTGTTGATGAGTTAAATAAAAATTTAACTCAAACTGTTAATTTAACACAAAACGTTAATAATAATCTTTCACGCAGTACTGACCAAACTAAAGAACAGGTTAGAGAAGAAGCTACACGAGAAAGTATTCAAAAAAGAATGCAAAGTTTATCTAATGATGAACTAAAAGCTCTTAAAGAAGGGCTAAAAACAGGTAAAGGCCTTACTAAAGAATTAGCAGCTAAAGTAGGATTAGAAGGTAAAGCAGGAACATTAGCAGGAACTGCGGCTAAAATGAAAGCCCAATCATTAGGTTTAACAGAAAAACAAGTTAAACGGCAAATTTTGCTTAATGAAGCCCAAGCAGTTTCTAATAAATTACAAGGATTATCTAATAGAATATTAGATGAATTTGTTAAACAATTATTGGCTGCTGATAAAGAAACTACTCAAATAGCTAGAAACTTAAACTTATCTAAAGAAGAAGCTGTAGATTTAAAGCAAGAATTTGCTGTAGCTGCCCTACAATCAGGCGATATAGCAGTTAATTCAATTAGAATGGCTAAGGCTATGGGCACATTAAACGAACAGTTAGGAACAGCTGTTAGATTTAATGACGAAATGTTAATGACTACTTCTAAGTTAACAGATGTAGTTGGTTTATCCGCAGAAGCAGCAGGTAGTTTAGCATTTCAAGCCCAAATATCAGGTAATAGTTTAAGAGAAGTAGAAGAAAATGCTTTAGGAGCTTCATATGAATTACAACAAGGAGCAGGTATAGCTCTTAACATGAAAGGTATCCTTGAAGCCACAGGTAAAGTTTCAGGACAATTAAGAGCCCAATTAAATGGAAATCCTGAAATAATAGCTAAAGCCGTTACACAAGCTAAATTATTAGGAGCAGAAATAAATGATATAGCAAATGCTAGTAAACAATTATTAGATTTTGAAAATAGTATAGAAGCAGAATTAGAAGCAGAATTATTAACAGGCAAACAACTTAACCTTGAGCGTGCTAGGGCAGCAGCATTAGCTGGTGATCAAGCTACAGTAGCTGAAGAGTTAGCCAAAAATATGGGTACATTTGGTGATTTTACTAAAATGAATACCTTACAGCAAGACGCTTTAGCCAAATCTATGGGTATGAGTTCAGATGCCTTATCAGATATGCTTTTTAAGCAAGAAACTATGGGTATGAATGCCGAACAGCTTAGAGCAGTTGGTAAAGGTGAGTTAGCAGACAGGTTAGAACAATTAGATACCCAAGAAAGATTACAACTTGCCCAAGAAAAATTCCAAGCTACTTTAGGTGATATAGCAACAGCCTTTATACCCTTTATGGATATGGTTTCTGGAGTAGCAGCTGCATTTGCTTCAATGCCTGGGGTTATGGGGGCTTTATTAGGAATAATAGGAACATTAGTAGTAGCTCAAAAAGTATTAGCAGCTATATCTATGGTAACTGCTGTAGCTAAAATATTTGGAGAAAATGCTAAAGCAGGGCCCATAGTAGGTACTATAGCAGCATTAGCAGGAGTTGCAGCATTATTTGGTGCTGTAGCCATGTCTAAACAAAAAGTTAGAGATGGTATAGCACCTGCAAGTAAAGGCCCATTTACAATCACTGACAATTATGGTGGAATGGCAACAACTACCCCTGGTGATAATCTACAAGTTGGTCCTAAAGTAGGTGCTAAATCCTCTCCAACACCTATAGTAATCCAAAATAATTGGGATGCTTTTGCTGCATCAAATGGTAATGGTAGACGAGGATTAGGAGGAACCCAAGAAATGCAGGCAAGTCCTACATTTGCTTAATATTTATAACAAAACAATAATACAATGGCACTTAAAGATTTAAAATCAATTCATGACTTAGTACAAGGAGAAGGTCCTGTAGGAGAAATGGCTAATCAATCAGGCCCTAATTTTCCTGTAGTTGGTCCTGATGTAACTAAAGGAGCATATCCTTTTAGCATCCCTAATAATTCTCAACTTCACGGTGGCCCTTTAGAAAATCAAGCAGGAAGATCATTAGTAGGCCCCGCTTACCAATATGCTTATGGCAGTGCAGCAGCAGCTGTAAATCCCTCTACTATGGATTTAGATGGGATTACTCCAGATAAGTATATAGACATTCTTCCTGATTAATGATTCATGGCGATAGCTCTAAAAAATCTCCTCTTACTCGCCGAAGAAAATAATTCAATCACGGTTAATCACCCTGATGGGACAACTTCTACCCTTCCTTTTGAGCAAAGATCATTAGGGTATGGAGAGGGTGCTGGAAAATTTCAATTTGATACCCAACCTCCTTTTATAATTAAAGATTTACCAAAAGTTGAAGAAACAACTAATGGAAGATTAGATTTAGTAGGAGAAATTACTGATAATTTTGTAAGGGGAGGAGCAGTAACTTTAGCTACAAGAGCTGTTGAGGATGTAGTAAGGTTAGGAAAATTATTATTATCACCTAATGGTTTAGCTTGGGCAGGAGCACAAGTAGCTTTAGCAGCAACTAACCCTAAAGGTCCTATTTTACCTATAAAACCAGGAAGCCGTAAAGAAGAAGGGCAAGGATTTATATCAAATGTAAGAGATACAATACAAGAAAATCTCCCCCCTCGAAATAGATTAAAAACCCCTGTTAACTTATTATTAACCACAGGTACTGGAGCCGCTGGAATTAGATTTAGAAAAGATGGCTTACTTGATACTGAATTTGAAAATGGATTTAACTATAACCCTAATTTAGGGGGTCCTAAATATGAGTCTACATTACTTGCATATAGTACAACTGATTCAGAAAATGAAACTGATTTTAGTCTTTTTGGAAAATATACTAATGTATATGGAGGTGGTTTTGAAGATAAGGGAGTAAAAAGAGAAGACTTAATATTAAGATATCCTGCGGGCCCCCATTCAACTTTTGGTATTGGTGATACTGAAATAAAAAGATATAAAGCAGACCCTTATAGAGGTTATTTACCTTTATTTAATCAAGATTTATTTGTGTTAAGGCAAGGTGACTTAACTACTAACCCTAATATAGGAGAAGCTAATTATGTTGATTATAGAACTATCCAAGGTAAAGGTCCTATTATAGAAAGTTCTAAAACACGAATTAATCTTTATAATTTAGGTGATCCAGGAATTGATTTACAAAATAATGAAGGTAATTATGATGTTTATAATATAAAAACCATAGATAGAATATCTGCAGCTAATATATTTAAAAGAGAAAACCTTGAATCTTTTGATAATACTTTTAAAGACTACATCAAATTTAAAATAGCAGTAGTTGATAATGAAAATCCATTAAATGATAATATTATATTATTTAGAGCCTTATTAGATAATATAGCAGATAATTATAGCGGTAATTGGAATAGTTTTAAATATAATGGTAGAGCTGAAGAATTTTATACGTACGATGGGTTTAAAAGAAATATAAGTTTTGGGTTTAAAGTCCATACCCAAACACGTCACGAACAAAAACCTTTATGGAGAAAATTAAATTACTTAGTAGCTCAAACCGCACCCGAATATAAAAACAGAAGAATGAGAGGTGTATTTTCTCGTTTAACTATAGGAGATTGGATGAATGAAATCCCCGGATTTTTTACTTCAGTAAATTTAAGCTGGAATACTGCTTATCCTTGGGAAATTAGGCATGATGCTAATGGGGTTGATAGAGATTTAAATGAATATCCTCACATCTTAGATGTATCTTGTGAGTTCCAACCAGTACATAATTTTGCTCCCTCAAATAGTCCTACTACACCATTTATATTACCTGAAATTGGGGTTAATAATAATAGAAAATACGCTAGACAAAGTGACAATGAAAATCAAGACGAGTTTGATATAAATGGAATCGCAGCAGATGCTCAAGTAGCTGATATAGATATAATATCAGTTCCAGAACCTCCTGCCCCACCTCCTGCTTTAAACCCATTACCTACTCCCTCTATAAATAACCCCTCACTTTCTAATGATATAACACCAATAGAAGAAAGAGGATTAGCATTATAATGAAAAGATTTACTGATATAAAAAAATTACGTAATCGTCAAGGTAAAAGATATTATATAAATACTATTTTACCTGATGTACCATTAAGTCAAGATGATACATATATCATTACACAAGATGGTGATCGCTTAGATAATTTAAGTTATGAGTTTTATAATGATACTCAATATTGGTGGATAATTTTAGCAGCTAACCCTAATAAATTACGTAAAGATAGTTATTATGTAGCTTTAGGTGAACAGATTAGAATACCTGCTAATCCAGATAGATATGTAAATTCATTTACAAATTTTAATAATAATCTTAGATGAGTATTTTTAAAGATACCTTTAGAAAGTATGTTAGAGACCAAATATCACTTAGAGAAGAGATAATATCTATAGGAAACCCTAAAGACACAGATACTCTTACAGGTGATGTTATTAGTCAAAAAAATCGTCTTTCTTCACAACACAATATTGAATTACAAAGTGGAACTGTAGTCAAAGAACTAGATGCAGGAGCATATTATAATTATACTTTAAATAAACAATGTATTCTTAGGTTAACCTCTATGGTTGATTATGTTGAAAATGTTAACCTTGAGATAGGTGGTTTAGAAGGCGAACAAAGCTTTAATTCTTTAAAAGGAGCTGCTTTATCTCAAAATTTTATTTTAGAAGGAGGTGTATTAAGTGACTTTGCCAGAGTAAAAGATGGTAACAAAATAACTAGAAGAGTAACTACACCAAGGGATTCATTCCCCCGACCAGGACAAAAAACTAATTTAGGATATGGTGATTTAGCTATTGGGGCTGATGCATCAAGAGATGGATACGGGATTGTCCCTATGCCTGGTATTATAGATGCTAATATTAGAACAAAATCAGCATACGGTTCTTTAAGAGAAGCTAAAGTTAATTTTGAATGTCATAATAGAAGGCAACTAGAAGTTCTAGAAATGCTTTATATGAGACCTGGTTATATGGTTGTTTTAGAATGGGGTTGGACACCTTATATTAATAATAGAGGAGAAGTATATAAAGGTAAAAGATTATTAGAAGATTTTTTTGCTGATAAAGACGGTAAAAATTCTAGAATCTATACTAATAACTTAACTCAAGAAGAAGTATTTTCAGGTATAAATAAATTAAAAGAATTTCATAATGGTAATTATGATGGGTTTCTAGGATTTGTTAAAAACTTTGGGTTTCAAGCAAGAGAAGATGGTGGTTTTAGCTGTTATACAGAGTTAATTTCTATAGGTGAGGTAATAGATAGTCTTAAAATACCTAGCCTTTCTACAGTTAATGGTACACCTAGTATTTTTGCTAATAATGAATCTACAAATGATGGAGATTCAAATGTAATAATTTCATCTAAAAAATTTTCTAATAATTCTGGACTTAGAGACGGCTGGGACAGTGGTGACAATATTACTACTACAACTGTTTCTGTAGATCAAACTACATTTAATAATGCATTAGAAGCAGGAATATTTCCTCAATATAATGGTTTAGAAGGATTAATAAGATCACTAAGTAATTATGCCCACTTTAATTCATTTAGTAGTGAAGGTGGTAGTAGTATTACTACTTTAGATTATGAAGACCAAGCGTTAAGCGAAATCTTTGATTTTAGCAATGAAGATATAACAAACGCCGCTAGTAAGGATGAAAAAGAATTTTATGAAGAACAAGCTGAAGTAGCCTCAGCCCTAGCACAAGATGCTAATTATGGTGAACAATCTGGTGATGTTAAAATGTTTTTAAGAGATTTAGTTAAATTTCAATCTGTTAATTTAGAAAATTACTTGATTAACGTTCTTCAAATTCAAAATAAAGAAGAATTAAGAAATTATATTATTCCTGTAGGGGGTAGAAAAAAAAAGGCTGATGGTGGGCTCGAATATAAAAACCCACAACCTTTTATTAGATGGGATGCTTTTTGTACATTAATTAATGAAAATCTTATAACCAAAGATGAAAAAGGTAAACACCCTGTACACATAATTTCTGATAGATTATATGATACCGATGATCCTATAGAAGGAATAACTAAATTAGATCCACTGCTCCATGTCCCTATTGGAAATTATACTAATACTCAAAATAATACTATAATAGATTTTTCATGTGACGCTAATGTTTGTATTTTACCTGTTCAATTTGAAACTAACCCCTTAGAATCCCAAGGAGGCGAAATAGATACTTTAGGAATTGAAGATAGTTTAGGATATATTCCTAAAACTGATATTTTCCCTTTAAATTATATTATAGGAACTTATGACAAAGACAAACCTGTATATTACAAGGGTGTAGAAATATCCCCTGAAACCCCCCTAAAAATAACTACCACAGATAGATCTAGGCGTATTGGTAATATTTTTTTAAACATTAACATGCTTACTAATTTAGCAGAAAAAAACAACGATAATGCTGATTATACTTTAGGTAAATTTTTAAATGATATTTGGGGTGAAGTTAATAAAGTATGTCCTAACCATAATTTTGTAATTACTGATGATAAAGAAGGCAATACTATTTTTGTTATTGATTTACCCGTAGATAATAGTGAAGTACCTTTAGACCTACATGAATTTATTCCTTTTAGTAATAAAAATATTTTAAGAAAATTTGAATATACTAGCAATGTCCCAAGTGCTATGTCTTCTACTATAGCAATACAATCACAGGACCCTAGAAGTATTCAAGATATTGATGGGGTTACTTTTGCTGCTTTTAATAGATCTATAAAAAATCGTTTATTAAGTACTAATATTACTTCTAATTGGGAAAAAACCAAAAATGATGTTACATCAAACGCTAGTCAATACGAGTCTAAACAAAATGAATTAGGTATTGAAATAAATCGTTATTTTTCTAGCTTTTTTAGAAACTTAAAACTCACAGCAAATGATAAAGAAACATTAGGTGAAGGAAATATTACAGGTATTCTTAAAGAATACCAAAAAAATGCAGCTTATCTTAGTATGGCTTATTCAAAAACTTCAGTATTTAATTCTGTAATACCCTTAGAATTTAGTGCTGAGTTAGATGGTATTGCTGGGGTAGTTATAGGTAATATGTTTAAGGTTAGAAAAGATCGCTTACCTAAGGCATATTCTAATGCTAATATTGGTTTTATAGTATTTGGGGAAGAACAAAAAATAACAGCAGGTCAAGACTGGACTACAGATATAAGTGGTAAAATGACTATATTACCTGAAGAAGGTAAAAAACCAATTGTAACTGGAGTAACTACAGCTACTTTTACAGACGAAGAAATATTAAAACAAAAAAGTCAAGTTAGTGCAGATAGTAATACCAATGAATACCCCAAAGGACAACCAGATGTAACTGATATATCTCAAGCTACTGATAATGACTTAGTTTATTTAAAGAAAATTAAAGATAATACTATTAAATCTAAAGATGGCGATGCAATTACACCCCTGACTAATATTGGTATTACTTTCTTAAGAAGCTCCCCCGAAATTAATAATGAAAGTCATGCTGATTGGGGTGATAATGTTATAGGTGCTTTTGATAGTTGGCAAAACGGTGGAATGGTTTTAGGTACTATAAAACCCGAAGGAGTTAGACCTATAGAATTTTCAAATGGGTATGTAGCTATATTACCTGAGGCTTATAGTACTTATTTTGCTGAGACCCCTTCTAAAACACCTACATTTAAACCACAAAAAATAGATGGTAAATCTACTACTTTTATTAAAAAAGATGGCCAAGATATAGAATGTTATGTTGTAACCCAGGCGTATATTTCCGTAGGAACCCCATCAAATATCAATAATGTTAAGATTCGAGATTTTAGAACAGGTGAATTTATAGATTCTAAAGCCCCAGATCAAACTCACTATATTAAAAAATCTGATTGTACTACAACCGATAAAGTGTGGTATAATATAGCATTTACTAAGGAAGCCTCAGATCTTTTCTTAAATGGCTGGGTAAGAGATAGAAATAATATTAGAACTAATGGTGCTAATGACCAACTAAAATCAGGAACTACTCTTCAAGAATTTAGTGCAGGAGATACTGGGTGTTGGATGAGGTTTGATACGTTAGCCGCTACTGCTGGATCTGCTGTACAAGCATTTATTGAAAACGATGAGCCTGAAGTTATTAATAACCCCCCAGAACCCTTCTTAATAGAAAACTATGAGGGCTTTGATATTTATGAAATAGAAACCCCAGGAGGATCCCAATATTATACTATACCAACTTTAATAGAAGATGGTGAAGTTATACTTAGTGAAGATGATACCACTTATTCTGTTGATGATGTTAAAGAAGAAATAGATCTTGTATTAGAAAGTTTTAATAATAATGAAATCCCCGATCCTGGATAATGGCTTATTTACCAAAAAATAAATACAAAGTATTATACACAGATGGAACTGAATTTAAACTTCTATCTGATGGAAAGTCTTATACTGGAAATTACATTAAATTAAATGATGGAAGGGTATTTGCAGGTGACAGTCCTCAAAACTTAAAAGGCAAACTAGGCCCCCTTAAAATCAATCGCAACCAAAATGTTGTAGATAGATATACTAATAATAGAGTATATTCTGCATTACAACGCCAATTATCTAAAAAACAAGACGAATATATTCAAATTCCATCTTCAACCCCTATTCCTACTTTATTAGATTATGGTAATGGGTATTTTAATAGATATATTTCAGTGAGATTAAATACGAAAGAATTTACAGAAATATCAAAGGATACTTATGAAAATTTTAATAAAAGAAAATATAATAAATCTTTAAATAGGATATTTTTTATAAAATGGTCTTTAGGAGAAAATAATGAAGAAGAAAATACTAAAAGATTACGCCAATTAGAATTCGATATACCTGGAATATTTAATTATTTCCCTAATAAAAATGAATTTGGTTTAAAAAATGGAGTAATACTATTAAATAATTCAAATAGAATTTATCCTAACGCTCAAATAGTTCCTAAAACATTACCTGCTGCTTATCAATTAGGTAATAAGCACCCTAATACTATAGACAATGAAAATGTTCCTAAACACCAACATTGTAAAAGATGTAAATTTTATAACGAAACAACTGGTAATTGTGGAAAATGGAATGCTATAGTAGAAACCCAATATTGGTGCAGAGCTTATAAAGGAAAAAATGCAAGTGATATGGTTACGGATAATACACCTCCTGAACCTCCTATTACCCCTTCTCCACAACCTACATCTTCTCCTACCCCACCAACAACTGTACCTACTTCCCAACCTGTTTCTACTCCTAGTGGTGGATCTTACTAATTTTGTTCGTATATTTAAGGTATGTACTACCTTATAGAAACACAAGAGCAATTAGATAGGTTTTTTAAAGATGAGGGTAGCGAATGTTACCTTCAATTTATTACCAATAACGACGAAACCCATCCTAAATTACAATCACTGTGTGCTTTGTACATTTATTCATTTAGTAAGGAAAAGGGATTCATTATTAATATAGATCATCCCGAGGCGTTTAAGCTCAGTTTACCATTAAAATATTTGAAATCTTATACGAATATATTCGTCAAAGAAAAAACCAAAGCTTTACTACACATTCCCACACTCCCTTATACGGATATACAATCCATATATTATTTAATAAAAAACGAACCGTTAGATTCATTACCTAAAACTGGCGCTCACACATATTTTGAGCGTAAATACGGCGCATATAATGCGAATAAAATCATTCCAATTGCAAAGCACCACGAGGCGTTGACACAAGAGTTTGATGCGTTATACCCGTATATAAACAACTTTAAGGAAGAAGAATCAAACAAGTGGTACAATGAAATTCTTACACCTACGTTAGCTAAAATGGTAAGTGAGGGATTTAAAATTAACCCCACATTTAAAAAACACTTTGACATCAATGAAAAGTTTAGCATTAACGAAGATAAGGCTTATGGATGGTACAATTTTTGCACTACAACAGGACGCCCTACAAACAACTTTAATAGCATTAATTTCTCAGCTCTAAAACACGATAGTGGAGAGCGAGATAGTTTTGAAGCCGACAACGATACATTAATTGAAATGGATTACGAGGGGTATCACCCCCGTATTATAGCACGTTTTGTAGGACACCATATTGATAAAAGTGAGTCTGTACATAAACAACTAGCTCAAATGTATTTTGAAACAGCTGAGATTAGTGATGAAATGTATAAAAAGAGTAAAGAATTAACGTTCCAACAAATGTATGGAGGCATAAATAAAAAATACCTTAAACACGAGTACTTTAATAAAACACAAAAGTTTATAGACTCATTGTGGCACGAATTTAATACTAATGGATACGTTAAAACTGTAATTGCGAGGCGTAAGCTTTTAAAGGGTAATTATAAGAATATAACGCCACAAAAATTATTTAACTATTATATCCAGGCATTCGAAACTGAATACAATATTACTTTGTTATCGCGAGTATTTAAGCTTTTAGAAGGTAAACAAACAAAAATGGTGTTATATGTGTATGACTCCATGCTATTCGATTTTTCGTTGGAGGATGGTAAGGAACTCCTTCAATCCCTTAGAGACATAATTTCATCAGATTTTCCCGTAAAGTTAAAGAAAGGATATACGTACGCTTCCCTTGAGGCCTTTTGATATTTATTGCCACAACAATGCAATAAACATAACATGAATAATAAACTTTACTGTACTTTTCTTCAAGGGGAAACAGTAGAGGAAGTTGTAGGCACAATATTAGAGGAACACGATATTTTATTTAACAAAATTTTTGTTTTAATTTCACCAGAGGAGGATAAAACCATGTTAACTTACAATATAGATGGACCTGTATATAACCTACAGATTCCTAATACTATCTTAGTACACAGAAAAAAACAAACTAACACTTTGTATACGATTAATGCTTTAAATGAAGTAATTCGTTATATGAATAATGATGAATTAGATACCTCATACCAAGTTGATTGGACAAAATTTAGAAATTGTCTTCTCCTAACGCGTCCTGGGGGATTTAAAAAGGTTAAAACCCGCCTTAAGAAAATTATTGAAGTAGATTAAAAAGCCTTTTGGTAATATTTGGATTCCGTGGCCTGGGTTATTATATTTACCCAAAATTAAAAGGTCATGAATCTAGACGAAATCAGAAAGCGAATGGACCGCTTGCAAAATAAGTCCAATGGAAAATCAGGTGGTGAATTCAGAAAGAACTTTTGGAAACCACCAAGTGGAGAAAAATCAGTAGTACGTATTGTACCATATAAGCACAATAAAGATGTGCCCTTCACTGAATTATATTTTTACTTCGGTATTGGTAAACCCCGAATGATGTCACTCTCAAATTTTGATGAGTCAGACCCAATTTTGGAATTTGCTTCTCAACTCCGTAAGTCAAATGAACCAGATAATGTAGAGTTAGCTAAGAAACTCTATCCTAAAATGCGTATTTTCGCCCCTGTACTTGTACGTGGTGAGGAAGATAAGGGCGTTCGATTCTGGGAATTTGGTAAAATGGTATACACTGAACTTTTAGGTGTTATGATGGATGAAGATTATGGTGATATTACCGACATTGCAGCAGGTAGAGACATTACAGTTGAAGTAATTCCGGCAGCTGAGACAGGTAAAATGTTTGACACAACAACAGTTCGTGTTAAGCCAGTACAATCACCACTTTCAACAGATGGTAGCGCAGCTGAAGGATACCTTGATGATCAAAAAGATATTAAGGAACTCTTTACTAAGTTTTCATTTGATGAAATGAAAGATTCACTCCAAAAATATTTGGCACCAAGTGAAGAAAATGAAACCGTTGAAGTAACCCCACCTGCAAAGGATAAGGTTGACATTAATTCTAAAATAGACGATTTATTCGGTTAATATGGCAAAGAAAAAATCCAACAATAAAACCCCAGAAGGGGGAAGTCTCACTGAAGAATTAGCAGTATCGCTAAATAAAAAATTCAGTAAAGAATACAACCAAGTTGCCTACTTTCTCAATGGAGGGGATGAATCGCCAACAGATGTAAAGTCGTGGGTATCTACAGGATGCACACCACTAGACCTAGCGATTGCTAATAGACCAAACGGGGGTTTGCCTGTTAGTAAAATTGTTGAGATTACGGGCCTAGAGCAAAGCGGTAAATCCCTCCTTGCAGCCCACGTTATAGCTTCTACTCAAAAACAAGATGGAGTAGCAATTTATATTGACACTGAATCTGCACTTGACGCTCAGTTTTTAACCGCCATTGGCGTTGATGTTGATAAAATGCTTTATATACCCCTTAATACAATTGAGGACGTATTTGAAGCAATGGAAGACATTATCGTAAAAATTCGCGAAAAACAAAAAGACAGATTAGTCACAATTGTTGTTGACAGTGTTGCTGCTGCTACTACTAAAATTGAGTCAGCTGCTGACTATGATAAAGATGGATACGCTACTGCGAAAGCCATTATTATGTCAAAGTCAATGCGTAAGATTACTAATTTAATTGGTAAACAAAACATCCTGTGTGTATTTACAAATCAGTTACGACAGAAACTAAACGCTATGCCGTTTGGTGATCAATACACAACATCAGGAGGTAAAGCGCTTCAATTCCATGCATCTGTTCGCTTGCGACTCAAAGGAGTAGGCAAGATTAAAGAAAAGCTTAATGGAGTTGACACAGTAGTTGGTCAAGAAGTTGAATGTGAAGTTGTAAAAAACCGCCTAGGCCCCCCTAACCGAAAAGTCCGTTATAGCGTATTTTACGATTCTGGAATTGATGATGTTTTTGGTACTTTAAAGTTACTTAAAGAATATGGAGTTGTAAAACAAGGTGGAGCATGGTATAAGTATACTACTGCTGATGGTGAAACACACCAATTTTTAGCTAAAGAGTTTGGTGATTTATTAGAAAGTCATCCAACAGCTAAAGAAGAATTATATAAAGCCCTTTGTGACAATTATATTATGAAGTATCGTCACGAGAAAGAAGAAGGTCTAGATCGTGATCCTGACGAAACAATAGTAGAGAATGAGTAAATTTGAAGATATCCTAAATAACATAAATCCAGAAGAGAAGCATCCTAATGATAGGGTGCTTCTCATTGACGGACTTA